CAAGTAGCGGACTGCCTAACACTGCGCCGTCTCCCGGCATTGCCCCCGTCACAGTCCCGAACGGCTGCATAAACGAGGGTATAGCCTCTGTGACCTTGCCCGATTCGTCCATTGCAAAACCCGCCGCTTGTGGCAGCATGGCCGCAATCTGTTCTTGTGATAACCCCTGCAGCGCCGCCTGTTTAAGGAAGGTGTCAACGTTTTGCATGGCAAGCGCTACGGCGTCTGGCCCAAGCTGCGCTGCGACACTTTCCATAAGCGGTAGTAATTGTTCTTCCAGCGCCACACTGGACGCGGTTTCACGTCCGCTTTGCAGGTCAAGTTTTTGTTGGGTTGCCGCTATATCTTCCTCGGAAGCACCGGAATCCTGCATTTGCTGAATAAGTTTATCGGTCAACTCACCCATCAAGCCGCCGCCCTCTTGCCCTAATGCTTGGGACAGCGTGATATTTTTGAAGGCATCCGCCGCGATATTGGCTTGGTCGGCCATTGCGCCGAGTTGGTCAGTAATCAATTGGGCGTTAGTGACTTCGCTTTCATCAATCAATCCCTGTGAAGCAAGTTCTTGCATTCGCTCAAGGTGCTGCTGGGCTTGCTCAAATTGTTGATTAATCGTTTCGGCTGCGCCCTGTTCCATAAAGTCAGGCATTGCGGCGGCAATTTCTTCCGGTGCCATGCCGCCCATTTGAGCCATATTCAGTCCAGCCGCCGAACCTGCTGTCATTTGTAAATTAAACAGGTCGTTGTAGATGCCCTGCGTTTCGCGGGCGGCGTTCTGGCGGTTGCGTTCTAGTTCCGCTGCTGCTGCCTCGGCCTCGGCCAGTCGTTGGATGTATTCCTGTGCGTCCTCATTCACGCCAAATGATGCACCCATGCCCCGGAACGGCTCATCACCGCCGCCCGCTGCCGCGCCCGCAATCGCATTGTCCATAATGCGTTTTGCTGCCGCTGCGTTTTCAGCCGTAATCGCGCTTTCGGCGTTGGCAAGGCTAAAGGTTGCGGCAAACGCCTCGGCAAAGGTGTCACTGTCAGTCTGTGCGACCAGCGCGTTAATATTCCCAAGCGCCCGGACGGCAATTTCTTCGGGCGAAAAATTGGGATTTTCTGCCGCCAGTCGGTAAGCCTCATCTAGGAAATCACGCACGAATGTTGGTTCGCCCGCAATATCCGTCATGTCTAACCCGGCCATGTCAAGGTAATTCGACATGACCGCTTGGTAATCGGTTGCAAACTGCTGCGCGCCGCGTTCAAGTTGTTCCCGTTGGGCAATTTGGATCGGGTTTTGGCCGAGCGCGATTTCAGCGATACCCGCCAATCCCGATACGCTGGTCATGAAGTTGCTGCCCACGTCCTGTATGAAGTTGGACGCCGACGCGCCAAACCGATCTAACGCAGTTGCGGCTGGCCCGGCGGATTGTCCCAACCGTTCCAGTGCGATTCTGCCCTGTTCAAGCGTTGCCATTGTGAACGCTTCCGAGGCGTCCATGCCCGCCGCCTTGAGTTCTTCCATGCGTTCACGGACACGCCCTGAAGCAATGCCGAAGTTATCCAAGCGTAAAACACTGTTGTTGGAAAGCAGCAGGCTAAAATCCTGAATAGCGGTTGCGGCGTCTGTTCCCATTGCCCGTCCAAGTGTGACCGCAATTTGGGTCAATTCCGCTGCTTGATCGCCATTTGCCGCCAAGCCCATTAACAGCAGACGATTCGCGCCTTCCATTAGCGTCAAATCATCCACGATGCCGCCAGTTGAAGCCCGCATTGCTTCGAGCGTAGCATTAGCGCCCGCCGCGCCGCCGTTTAAGGCTTGGAAGTTGAGTGAAGCGTTATTGACCGCCGTGCCGAGTTCAGCGAGTTCGCCAACCTTACTGGCGACTTCCAGCAGACCAAACCCCGCGATTACGCCCTGTAGGTCATTACTTAACCCGCCGAACGCCCTACCCGCTGTGCTGGTTTTGTTGCCCGCGCTCTCGGCGGCTGTTCCGGCGCGGGTTGCTGCATTGTCAAGGTTGTTTAGGCTGCCAACTGCCCGATCAACATTGGCATCAATGCCCGCCGCCGCTGTGCCAAGTTCCGTCAAATCGGTTCCCGCGCTGTCCAGATTGGTTAATCCAGCAGCGGCGGTATCCAGTTCATTGAGTGAACCTTCTACTCGCTCAAGGGCGGGACTTGCATCATCAGTAGCGGTAATCGCCAGTGATATGGTGTAATCGGCCATGACAACCTGTGGAAATTAAAAAGCACCCGCACGGGTGCTACAAAAAGCCGAGTTGGGCAAGGGAAATCAAGGTTAGGGACTGTGCATCTGCCGCGTTGTATTCCGCCAGTGTTTCACGCCACTGGGCAAGTTGGCGCTGCTGGTAGGTATCCCATCCCAGCAGTTCAGCCTGCTCGTTTTCGGTCAGGCTTTGAAACTGACTCAACGCCCACCCGCGCTGTTGACAAATCCGCATCACCGATTTCCAATAACTGCTGTGGGCGAAAGGAATTGGCGATTTCTTCAACCTTCCCAAATCCGCCCGCGTTTGAGCCTACAATGGCATTCATCAACTGTGAATACACGCCAGCGGCTAAGTTCTCGCGCAGGTGTTCCAGTTTATCCAACGCGGTCACACAATCCGCCGGGAACGTATTGCCACCCCGTTCAAGTGATGTAATCACCCGCAGGGCTAACCGTTTGTCACCATTTCGGCGCAGTGTGTCTTTATACGCGGCATCGTCCGGGTTTGGCAGCAGTTCGTCCGGGTTTCGCGGGTTGGCGCGCGTATACGGCGGATCAGGGTCAACAACCTGACGCCCAAAACCGTCCCACTCTGACCACTTCATGGTTTGGAACGGGATTTCAATCACCTCGCCATGCGGCATGGTAATTTTGAGCAGAATATCTTTTTCTGCCGTGAGTGAGCCAAAGTCAACCATTACGCCACTGCCGCCTTTGCCAGAGTCCCGTCGCCCATCAGACTGAACTTGGAAATCTGCGCTTTGCCCTCACCCGCTTTGACTTCTAACGCGGGCGAGGCACCCTTTGCTACGCACTCACCGGACAGTTTAATGCTGCCCGTACTGGCATCCGGCGAATACCCCTCAAAAGTGCGAGAGGTTGACCCGGTCAGCAACCAATCCATCAGATAATGATAGGCGTTGGTTGTGCCTGTTTCGACAATCGCAGAAATGTCCAGTGACCATTTTTTGCCGCCGACGGTGGCTTGCGCCCAATTCCCGGACAGGACAAAATATTCGCCCGTGTTCTGATCCACCTTGAAGGCGAATTCCGTCACGCCGCTGGAAACATCCGATGCAACCGTTGCGCTGCTCGATGTGTCCATGTACAACTTACCTTTGTGTTGTGCATTGCCTGCCATGTGCTAACTACTCCTCAATTGTTGCTTTTGCTTTTGTGGGTTTTTCTTCAGGGATATAGACCTTCGGCTGCTGTACGCGCTCAATGAATCCCTTTTCGATAAGCAGCTCAATCCGGTCTGGATAACTTCGCAGCGGCCAATACAATTCAGTGACCTCGCCCTGTTTACAGAAGATTTCGCCGAGCGATTGCGGGAAGTATTCGGCAATCAAGTCGCCATAACATAGGCTTATGGTTGCCCGGTATTGTGGCAGTGGCGTGGTTTCCGTCGGCTGCGGCTTGTGTAGGTCGCTGATGTCTTTGAACTTGCTCATGAAACAATCTCCAGAATGGTTAGAACGGATTGAACGCCGTAGTAATACGAACCGCTGCCCGCTGGATACTCGAATACACCCGGTGTAATGCGTAGATTGACCACGCTCGCGCGGGTAGTCAGGTTGCGGTTGGTGCGGATCGCGTTCACATACGCGGCGGCATAGGCAATCAGGTCGCTCGCGACCGAACGAACGCCCTGCCCCTGTGCCATCGGTTTCCACAGCATTAAGTCAGTAAGCGCCCATGTCATTTCAATGGTATCGTTGACGCCGGGTGTACCAAGCGTCTTGAAGTCTATGGATTTACCGTCGCCGCTACCATCCACCGCCAGCAGTAAACGCATAGGTGTATCAGCGCTGTTGCCTTTGTTTGGCGTTCCCGTTAGGGCGTAGGGTGTCGGCGTGGTGTCATTGACCGTAACGTCCATGTTGTACAGGGCGTCGTAAATAGCACTAATCGCGCTGGTTGCCATGTTTGCCTACCGCCTTATGTATGGACTGAGCATCGCCGCTACATCCGATGGCATCTTGCTCGGCACAAGGTACACGCCCGACTCACTGCGAACCGTGTTACTCATATCCGCCGGGTTATCCCGCTGGCGGTACATCCACGCCGCCAGCCGATTGCAGGCGTGTTTAATCTGATCCGGCGCTTCAACTGACCATGCCCACTTGCCGCTAATCGCAATCGCGTTTTCCGGCGTAGTGCTGTATGTCCATGCGACCGTGCTAGACGCCTTCAGGGTTAGCGCATAATACGGCGCATAATTGCGCGGCTCGGTGACATACTCACTGGCGGATACCGTTGTGCCGTCGCCGTTGGTCACACTGTTGATTGCACACAAATCGTAATCAAGGTGTAACGTCTGCCCTTCCACGTCCTTTTCGGCGTCAAAGTAGCGGGTTGTATTGGCGCTGGCGGCGAATACCCGGTGACAGGTTGCGTCAATCCATGCACTGGCGGCATTAATCAGGGATTGTAAAATCACATCATCGGATTCGCTTTCAATCCCGTGATAGGTTTTTAGGGTTTCAAGGTCGGTGTAAGCCGTCATAAGTTCTCAATCCGGTATAAGTCCGGCGTACTGGCATCCGGCCAAATAATCTGGTTGCCGTCAATATGTCCGCAGATAACCGACAGGTCGCACAACTGCCGAAACCCGAATTCTTGAGCATCCGTCGCCATACAATGATCGCAGCCGCGCCGCGCCGTTGTGCGTAAGTCAAAAGCCTCAAGGACGCGGCGGTGAATGAGTGTGCAGCCCTGCCCGATGCCTTGCACCGGGATAACCTTGCCGAAACAATCCCGCGCTACTTCAGGATTCGCGCTGATGGACTGTCCTTCAAGGAATTCCACTTTTGGGTAAGCGTTCCACTGATGCCGGGTCTTTCGCCAGCAGTACAGTCCGTAGGCGATGTCGGTATCCAGCGCCGCCAGTTTTTCCAGCGCGTCCGGCGGGATAATCATGTCACTTTCAGCGCATAACATGGCATCATAACCATGCTTGAGGGTGATTTGTTGGGCGTCGTAATATTTGCGCCCTACGTTCACATCACCGCGTTCGGACGTGTCACCGCCGCTCGGCATGTGGTAATCCAGTTGATACCGCCAGCGTAGCCCGTGTATGGATTGCATGGCGCGCGGGTAATAAAAAACGCGCTCGTTGGCGCGTTTGATCGGTGTGCAGATGAGGATTTTCATAAAAGAGGTTTACGCGCAATCCCGGCAACGGTCATATCCGCCCGCCCGTTTGCCGCCAGTAACCGCAGGTCAAGAACAGTGCAGCCATCAAAGAACCATTCGCGGTAAGCATCCTGCCCAAAGTTCACATAATGCTTAGGATACCGATGTTCAGGGAAACCAAAATGCGGCGTAGTAATCACCAGCAAGCCGCCCGGTTTCAACACCGCCTGCAACTGCCCGATTGTGACCCAAAACGCGCTGTCATGTTCCAGATTTTCGAGGCACAACACCGTGTCAAAACACGCCGCGCCAAACGTTTCAGTCAGCGCGTGGTTATTGACAACCATATCCACGTTATCGCCCGCTTCCATATCTGTCCCGGTGTAGGTTTCGGCATGGCCGAATAGGTAGCGCGGATTCCCGTTTACATCCCGCGCGCCGACTTCAAGCACCCGTCCCGGCGTCGGGATATGCAGCCGTGTCATTTCTGCCAACCAAGCGAGGATTTCAGGTGTCATAGGTTCTCAACTCGGTACAGTTCCGGTTCGTTCACATCCGGCCAAAACACACACGGCGCAGGCAGTAGACTCATATGCCCACACACAACGCCCAAATCCATGCGCTGGGTTAAACCCATGCCGAGAGCATCATAAGCCAGCGCCCAATCGCAGGCTACGCCTTTCCAGTTACGAAAGGGCAGCGCCGCTACCGTCTCGCGTTTTAGTAGGGTGCAGCCCATGCCCAAGCCCGCAACTGTTTGCACGGTATTCCACGCCCGCGCCGCGACAATTGTTGGCACGTCTGCAAATGACTGCCAGAACTTCTCTTGGACAGTCAACGCCGCATTCCATTTCGGCTGCCCGTGCCGAAACACATATAACCCGTAAGCAATATCAGCCTCAAGGTTTACCAGCCGTGTGAGGGTATCCGGCGGCAAAATCATGTCGTATTCTGCCGCAAACAGATAATCCCATTTCCCGGCGAGAAACACCTCCCGCGCCTCTTGATACTTACGGGTTACGGTTTCGCTCGGCTGTAGATAGTCGTCACCGCCATTCGCCACGTAATGGTCGATTTGTCCCGGCCATTGCAGATTGAGAATGGATGCAACCGCCCTTGCATACAGGCGGGCGCGTCCATTTGGTTCGCGGAGAATGGGAGTGACAACTAGGATTCGCATGTTACGCCTTGTTTGCGGCAGTGGATTCAGGTTTCCAGCCGACGGGACGCGCAAAGCCGATGTTGACCAGTTCTTTCGCCGTGTGGTCGTAAACCTCGACGGTTGACCCGGCTGGAATCGGCGCGTTGGCTTTCCCGTATTCAGTGATGATAACGGGTTTGATAAGTTCGATTTTCAGTAGGTTTGTCATCAGTGTTTAATCTCGTCTACCGTCGCCAAATCGAAATTCTCGGCAGGTTGATACCGCGCGCCGTAGCCCAACACGACCACCGCACAGTCACTTGAGGCCGCGCCGATGGACATAGTGCCGCGAATGTAGCGTAAAGACTGTGCCGCTACTTCCTCCGCAGTCACCCGTACAACGACCTGTTTATCGCTGTCCGTTCCCGCCTGTGTGAGTTGGGTAATGGACTTGCCCGTGATGGCTGTGGCATACGAGCCGCCGCTGGCAGTGTCGCCATTCACCACAAAATCCAGCGTTGCGCTGCTGCCCAAGTCGCCCGCCATGACAACAAAAGCCACTTCGCGCCAATACCGCATATCAATCGCATCGGTGTTTTGGTCGCCCGTCCCGTATGCATCCGGGTCAATGGTCGCAATGATAGCGACAGTCTCGGCAATGTTGCCGCCTGCGTGATTACTCATGTTTGTACCTCGTTACCAGTTGACTCGGCTGGTTAGTCGTTGAAATAGACGAAGGGCGAAGTGGTGAAGCTGCCCTGCGGATCGGCTTGGGTGACCGCCGCCCGCATCCAAGGCTGACCGTCTACGCGCTGGTCAAACCGCCACACCTGATTCCCGTTGGTGAAATCGGCGTGTTCGCTGTAACTGATGCGGATCGGCCCGCGTTCAAACAGCAGATAAGCGCCGAGGTCTGCCAGAATAGCACACCCGCTGTTATCTGCCTGCGCCAAATGCTCACTGAACAGGATGTCGTAAGCCAGCAGCGGCATACTCAGTCGGTTGGTGCTGATGTTGGTGATGTACGATACACCGCCCGCCGAAACCTGCATCGCTGCGAGGTCGGTTTTCATGGAGCGGTGCATAATCCAGAACGGTTTGCCGCCGTCAATGGGCATAAACCGCGATTCCATCTCCGCCGCGTCCGCAAAGGCAAACGTGCTGTTGGTATCCGGTGAAATGCCGATGGCGCAGGGCGCGTTCATAATGCCCAACGGCTGGCCCGCGCCTGTCCCACGCAGAACGTGGCGTTCTTTCTTGCTGGCAACCGCGATACCAATGAGTTTGGTCAGCAGGCTTTCGATAACGGGCGCGTCTTGCACCAGTTCGTCGCTGACCTTGACATATCCGCCGACCTTGACCACATTGTATTGAATGTACTCAAAGTAGGCTTGGGTTTCGGTGTACGCGCCGCCCTCGGCAATGGTTGCCGCTGTCAGCCCGCCTGCCAGCGCCGTGTTACCGCTATCCGCCGTCGGTGCCGAGAAAATATCCAACACCGGGAATTTACCCGTTGGGCTGCTGACCGGGAAGCGCTGTACCGCGTTCAAAATGGCGTTTTCAGCCATGCCGACTTGCAGCAGCGCCGTGTTGTATTCTTCCGGCACTAGATACCCGCCGGACTGTCCCTGATCCTCGCCCATCGCTTTGGTGCTTTGGTAGACGGTTTCAAGGCGCTTCACATCGCCGCGTTTGACCGCCAGTAGAAAATCACCAAGCGATTTCACGTTCGGGTCTGCCGTGCCGCCGTCTACCGTAAAGTAGCCGGGATTCTGGCTCTGTGGCAGCTTTTCCAGCGCCTTTGTAATGGCGTCAACGCTTTTCGTCAACTGCCCCAATGTGCCTTCCATCGCTTCAAGACGTGCGCTATCCGCAGCCGGAGGCGTGGTCTGAATGGTTTCTTCAGCCATCGTTTTCTTATCCTCGTGTGTTTGGTTAGGTGTTGTGCTATTGATAATCTCAATTCGCACGGTTGCATCCGCCGTCTTTGTACCTGCGCCCGCTGGCTTTTCGCCCTCTGCGGTTGCCTCCGGCTCAAATTGCGGCAAGGGAATTGCTTTTAGTGGGAATACATGATTACGCCATTCTGCGGGCGTAGGAGTTAGTGAACCTTCACTGATAAACCAGCGGGTTATTTCACCATCGGCTGTTTTACGGACGGTATGACCCGGTGCGCCAGATGAAAATTTCAACTTACCTTTTTGAGCAAGGTTGTACACCATGCTTTCGTATTGATTTGCCATGTCCATAACGGTTTCGGCAAATAGACCAATTTCGTCACGGTGGGTTTTTAGCGGCGCGAATGTGTAATCAGCAAGTGCCTTTAAATCAGGGTGTATGGGTACGCCGTGATGGAATAAGCAGTCTGCCCCGTTACCCGCCTGCGCCCCCAAGTAGGTTTTTGCGGTGAAATACTCACCCGTTAAATCGCGCTCAGTAGGGCTACCCCACCGCACAAGATACCCGCCAATACGCCCGTCGCCAAGCGCCTTGACCTCGCCGCCTAAAAACACCAATGTTGTGCTTTTGCGATCTGACAGCCCCTGCTTATCCGCCCACTCATGTTCCACTGCCTGCCATTCTTCTTTCGGCGCAAACGTCACGCCGTCGGCGGCGATGGTATACGCTACGCGGAAGTAAGTTCCCGCGCCCTTGCAGACCACACATGAGTCGGTGTAGACATCAACGACCCAATAGTAGTCATCGTCGCTCATCATCTCATGCGGTTCACAGAACGTCCGCTCAAACGCCCGCCGAACCATACCGCTGGTTTCGTCCAGCGATAGCACTTTTACTTGTTTGTCCATTGTGCCTCCAAAGAAAACACCCGCTGGTTAGCAGGTGTTTATTTCTTTCCTTTAGTTGATTTGACGGGCGGTTTCTTATCATCTGGCGGCGGGCTTTCAACAGCCGCGCTCACATCCGCCTGCGCTAATTGTTCGGCGTGGTCATTCAGGAATTCACGCGCCAGCTTTTCAGACGCCTCGGATTCACTCATGCGGCGGGCAAAATCCCACCCCGCGC